ATAAGCGGGATGCGAACCTTGAAGGTGGTAGAATAACTGTTAATCCACACCGAAGCGTTGTTCCCCTGGTTGGAAATCAAGCACCACACCTTCTGACCAACGTAAACCGAGCATAGATAGCGAATCTCCCTGCGTCCGTTGATGTAGCAGGTGGCGTACATTTTGATGTACTGACCATCCTCATTCGGCCTCCAACAAATGCGAACGGAATTGCGCTTGTGGTATGGGAAACCCGACACGCCCCAGAGCTTGTTGATGCCGTACCCCTGCGTGCCGGTGTACTTGTAAAGGCACGACTCCGTGAACTCGTATTCCCTCTTCCAAACTGTTCCCATTGTGGGAAGCGTCGGGTCGTTCTCGGCCCAATTCTCGCCTTTTTTGATGAGGATTCGTTTATTCATATTTGTCATATCCTTTTAAAGATTTCCATTTTTCGTGGGAACTTCCAATAGAAAGTCCCGCAAAGAACCAAAGGACATACCCGATGCACACTATGATTAGGATCATTTTATGGGGGTTTATTTAAGCAAAGTTACTTATTTGTGGAAAGATATTTGTCAATAAAAGCAACGGTCTTCTCGTACGAATCAGACACAACAGAGAGATAGCCCTTGACATTCAATCTCTTGATCATCTCAAATTGCTCGGCAAAGTGTTCGGTTGCCGGGGTGATGCCGTCCTTCTTGAAGAACTTGACCCCCGGTCGCTTCAACTCAATGAACAAGCCGTGATAGCCATTCCGTGCCTCAAAGATGAGCAGGTCGGGGATGGCTCTGGACGAGCGGAGTTTGGAGGTCTTAACGGCAAGGCCCATAGGCATCCGTATGCCCGAAAGGTCTGAAGTGAATATCAGTTCCGGGTATTGGAGGCGCAGGTATTGACAAACGCTCTTTTGGAGGTCGTATTCTAATGGTTCGCGAACCTTGGGGCTTGGGCATTTAGGAGGCATTTGTGTGATTTAATCTGTGCAGAATCCGGCTTGACAACCGCTTCCCGTTCCAAAAAAGAAGTCTTGTTGGAGGCCGACCCTCTTAACTTGTTCGTAGGTCATTTCTTTCTTCCACCTTCTATTGGGTGTTTCTTGATCTGCAAACCATTGCATCTTGTTTGGCTCATCCTCCCAATTCTTCCTGAGTTGTTGAACCTGCTTCCAAAAGCAACCAACGCAGTTGCTATCTGGCGGGAATGTCAATCCGCTACCCAAAGCCCAATCCCGGACTTGAATGTGATTAACCTTGTCTTCAATTAGGGGGAAATAACCCTCTCTCCATTCAAGGGTTGCCCACTTATTCCGGGTATTGCGCTTACCAACGATGCCCTTGAAAGATGTTGATAGTCTTTCGGCTCGTTCCTTTTCATCGTACCGAAACCCCACGCCCATCTTGACCTTCTCCCCTATTGTCTTAAACCACCAATCAAAAATGGGGCGCATCTTCATTTCGGTTGTGCAGAAACGCCACTCCTGGTTGGGAAGAATATTGCCCTTCCATTTGTTTGTTTGCTCAAAGGTCTTGCCTGTAACCCAAATTATCTCTCTGCCTATAAGTTGTTCCAAGTCGCGCATTGCGTAAAGCGTTGTGTCGCTTTCTGCGGTTGCAATAAACTCAGTCCCTATTTTGTCCGAAACAAAACGGACAAGGCTTTCGTCTTTAGGAGTGCAGTTCTTGTCCTCAATTCTTACCAAGGCAAAGACATTGTGATCTGCGGGATAATGAGCCGCCATATAAGACGATGTTTTACCACCCGATAAGCTATTAACTGTTTGCATTGATGTCATTTAGTTCTGCGACTTGATAAAGCCTCTCCGCTAAATTGGAGATGTCTTCGTGAACTCTCTCGCAGTAAAAGAGGCACTTCTTCTGGGCGTAATCATTCATCTTGTCAAAGGTCGGCTTGGATAGATGCTTCTGCAAGACGAACTCTTGCAGGAGGGTCAGCACATCAATGGGTTGGAAATGCTCTTTCACTCCTTAAACAATTTCGGGGATGGGCATCCAAATAAGTACATCAGGGGGGAACCAAATGCGGTTCTCGGAATGCCACGCTTGGTCGTGTTCGTTCCACGAAGCAACGACTTGCAATCCTTCCCTGTCAGTAATTAGCACGGGTTCCCCGTCCTTTGGCATTTGAAGTTGTGGTATTATCCAGCGCATGGCTTAAACGATTTCGGGGATGGGCATCCAATAAAGGACTTCGCTGGTGAACCAAGAGTGTTCCTCGCAGTACCACTTATTGGTTTCAAATTCATACCAAGCCACAACTTGCATTCCCTCAATATCAGTAATCAGTACGGGTTCGCCATCCTTGGGCATTTGGTCTTGGGGTCTTATCCAGGGCATTGGTCTTGGGGTTAATTGGTTAGGTGTTTTGGCTTGATGAAGAACGAGGTCAGCAGGATGACGATGAACACCACAAAGACGAACATCAGCGTAATCCATAAGGGAGCAAAGCACCAACCCCACGAAATAATCGTAGGGCTGATGAGCTTCGCAACGCACAACAATCCGCAAAGGATGGTCGGCCATTTAAAGACTGACCCCATTAGAATGGCATATCATCTTTGGTCTCCTGAACATCTGCCTTTGGGGTAGGTCTCCAGGTATTCAACTCGGCATTGTGAGTGCCGTACTTATCCGCTTCACGCTTCGGCCAACAAGCGACTCGGACATAGCCCTTATCGTCTTTGTGTTCCTGAAGCCAGGCAGCGAATTGGTCTGCATTAAAAGAGAGTTCAACAAGCTCCTTGCCTGCGATAATCTTCTTGTTAATGTAAATCCCTTTTGCGTAAACTTTTGGTGGGTTTTGTTGTGACATTTTCTTTGGGTTTGTAGAAAGGTTTAGGTTTTCGGCAGCCAATTTTTTCGGAACGCTTGTACTTCCGGGCATACCATTCGGAAGCGTCAATCGTGTAATTCTTGGGGTGCGAGTAGTTGTCGTACCCTTCTGCATAGGCGGCTTTCAAGTGGTTGATTTCCTCGCGCTGATGAAGTTTGTCAGCCTTCTTCATTACTACGGTCTTCAGCACCAAGCCGGGTTGGTTGGATAGCCAATCCATAAATAGCTCTAAGGGGGTTGATTTGGGTTTAGGCATTGTTAATCATCTTCACTTTAATCATCGTACTCTCAACGCATCGGTCTTTCTTCTTACCGACAAGCGACTTGATTCTATCCTGGAGGCAGACATTGGCTTCGTCCGAGTTGTCCCAAAAGCCATAGTATTCATCCTTCATATCATCGCACCGCAAGAGGACGCAGAACTTGGTCTTAATCTTTGACTTGAACGCAGGGGCTTTGCCTTCAATGATGTTGCAGATGTTTTCCAAATCCTTGCGAGTTCCCCGGATGTTGTGGGTCGCTTCCTCTTCAATCAATCGGATGGAGTGGATTACCGTGCTATGGTCTTGGTTGAAGTAAACTCGGCCCAAAGACAGTTTGCTAATCCTGGTGTACTTGCGGATGAGGAAGGTGCATATCTGCCGTGCGTGGACGATGTTGGCCCTGCGGGTCTTCTTCTGCAAATCTTCTGGAGTGATGCCGAAGTAGGACGCAACCACCGAGATGATGTTCTCCGACATCTTGTTTTCAATCAAGCCGACTTTCTGTTCCATTTCTATTTCTTCTTCTTTTTATCCGTTTTCAGAACCAAAACGAGCCTGCCGCAGTAGGGGCAGAATGGGCCACCTTTGAGGTCAAGGGTCTTTTGGTCTGCATCGTGGGCCACAAGGCCGTGGTTCGGGCATTCTCCTGCGTATTTCATAGTTCAAAATCATCTTCACACCAGATGGGGGTTTTTTCTCCGACATAAGCTCCGCGAACATTGAACTCAAAATACTCTATGGCTTCTTCAATGGTCATATCATTTCGCAAAATGTCAATGCACTTGCTCACCGAGTAAACAAGCCTCATTGATGCCTCGTCCACACCGATAATGGCCCTATTAAGCCCTTGGGCTTTCAAGAAGGACTCATCCGGGTATCGGTCAATTATTTGTTCAAGAATGTGGCTCATCAGAATGGGGCTTTTTTGGTTGCAATCTTCTCCTCAAAGGTAGGGATATCTCCGCTAAATTCCAACACTTTTGTGTATTGTAATTGAACTTTAGCCATCGCAGTACCGATGCTCCCATTCCTGTTCTTGCGAAACAGAATCTCCATAACATCCCTCAACTCGTCCTTGTTGTAATCCGAATCATCCATATACTCCGAAGGCCGAAACACAAACAGAATCTTGTCTGCATCAAACTCCAACTGCCCCGTTTCACGCAAGTCGCTCATCTTGGGCCTCTTGCTCTCCCTCTGCTCCACATTCCTTGACAACGAAGACACCACGCAGAGCCATATATTCAGCCTCTTACATATCGCCTTGATGTACTTGGAGATGTTGGTGACTTGCTCAATCCTCGCTTTGCTTCGGTCTTCGGGCAGGGCCGAAATCAACTGAAGGTAGTCTATGTATGCCCCTTCAATCTTGTGGGTTTTGATGAGCTTCATTAACTCCAACTCAATCCTTCCGGGGTCGGCCCCAGGGATGTCAACGATGTGCAGGGGCGCATTCTTCACCTTGTCCACCGCAATGCCCATCTGCTGAAAGGCCTGCGGGGTGATGCGGTTTTGCGCATCCAAGAACGCTTCGCCATCAATGTCCGAAAGGTTGCTGACAAGTCGGGTCATTAACTGCTCGGTGGACATCTCCATCGTGAAGAAGGCCACCGCTCGCCCGGCAAGGGCTTGGTTCAAGGCGTACTGCACCGCAAGGGTGGTCTTCCCCATCGCAGGTCTGCCTCCCAAAATGATGAACTCGGAAGGCTTGAAGCCGGTGATAAGGCGGTCGGTGTTGGGATGGTAGGTGGGCGTGATGCGGCTTGGCTTCCGACCCGAAAGAATGGAGTCCAATTCCATCATATAGCCCACAAGCAATTCGTGGGCCTCGGTCGCAATCGGATCGGGGTCAAGAGAGCGAATCTCCTGCATCTCGTTGTAAAGCTTGTCCACATCCTGGTGCTTCAAGAACTCCACCTTGATTTCGTGGATGCGGCTCTGCACGAAGCGTTGGTGCAGTTCAAACCGGTAGTGTTTCCACCCGTCTGCCGTGTAAAGGCCGTTGTCAATGGTGGCCAGGTACACCGGGTCAATGCCAAAATTGAGAGCCTTGCACTTCTGGTGGACGGTCAGCGTGTTGATCGGAACCTCCTCCTTGCGGAGTTCACGAATGGCCCGAAAGACATTCCTGCGCTTCCCTTCCTCAAAGTATTCCTCCCGCAGTTGCAGGACGATATCTCCCGGCTTGAGGATTTCGCAGATGAGGATGCCGAGCATCCGATCCTGGTACTCAGCGTACAATTCCGGACTCAGGGGCGTAATGCTTGATTGGGGTTGATTCATAGGTTTTGGATTGGTTAAATTGTGAATGCCTCTCTGACGCATTTACAGGCTCGTCATTGAACGCTTTATGCGAAAGGTATCTTACCGGGTCTTTGCGGTACTTCTTCTCGTGGTGAGCCTCTAAATAAGCGGGAAGGGTATTCCTGATTTTCTCCACCTCCTCGTCCGTGAGTTTGAACCAAGCGACCATCGCTTTGTCCTTGCCGACCTTCTTGTCGTAGTATTCCCAAAAGCCTTCAAACATTTGGAGCATTTGGTCGTGGTCGTAGATGGAGCCTCTGCGCTTTCTACCCTCCAGGGTTGTCTCCCTCTCTTTTCTTTCTTTCCCTTCTTTCTCCCCCATACCCCCTCTATCATCCCTATCTATCTTATCTCTCCCTCTGATAGTAATATAGTTGTCTATATCTTTATTATTATCTATAATAAATCTTATTTGCTCAATTTTGGTTTTTTTCTGCGAATCAAGGTAGGGGATGCGGATGTTTTCGCCATCCACAACGAGCGTTTCGTTGGCGATTAAAGCCTCCAAAACGGGTTCTCCGAGGATGGTCAGGGCTTCGTTAACGCTCATCTTGCCCTCGTTTGCGGTGTAGTCGCAGAAGAAGTCCAAGGCCGCAATGCGGATGACATTTGGCTCCTTCCCAAGCCGGGAGAGCCTCCACCAAGTTGGTGAAAAGGTAAATTCGGGGTTAAGCATTGGTTAAATGCGGTTTAATTGACTTGAAATTGAGTGAGAAATGGCTTTAAGCAATTCCTCCGTTTTATTCATCTCACAACGAAAAACATCATCTTCGTGGGGATGAACCTCCCAATAATGACCTTGACAGAACCCCAAAAGGTCATAGCAATCCAAGAAAACAGAAACAAATGCTTCCTCTTTTTTTACATAAAATCTCACCATAGCCCCGTTAAACGGAGGAACTATTTTTACTTTCCAATCAGAAGGAAATGATAAGTAGGGAATTTCCTGCGCCCATTTTCTGTGTTCCATCAATCTGGAATACTCGCGGGCCAGCGTCCATCGGTCAAGTTCTTTTTCCATTGCTTTAAGGTTAATATCTGCCCGATACTGTCGCAATGGTGTAGCCACCATACGAGGTGTTGGATGCAACGACCCGACCGCCACGGACGATTTCAACGGTCACACTTCCAGAGGCGTTGTTGTTCTGGGCCGAAATGTAGAGCGCCCTTGTTCCGGTCTGCGTCCACTTGTACCACCATCCATTGCCCACCCCCCCGAATTGTTGGAGGTTGTTGTAGGCGTTTTGAAGGGTGACGGAGTAGTTGCCCGATGTGCCGGTCACGCGGTATTCGTAGGGCGTTGGTTGGTCTTCGGCAACGCAGGAGGTGAGCAGGAGGAGGAATAAGAGTTTTTTCATTGGTTTGGGTTAGGGGTTGGGGGTTAGACAAATAAACGAGTTAGTGGTCAGGCTAAAATGAGCCTACTTCAACTACGGAAAAAGGCATTTCCTCATAAACTGAATAAAGACCCTCTAAATCGGTTGGGTAATCAGGTGAATTTTGCCAATCAATTTCGTGTTGTTTACTTTCGGGTTTGTCTGTAAACT